TGAGATTCGAGGCAGCATCAGGATGTTGCGCAATCGCGCACGTCAACTGGTACGTGATTCTGACTTTGCCAAAGCTGCCCTGCGTGCTGTCAGAAACAACGTCGTTGGCACCGGCATCAGGATGCAAGCTCAGGTGCGCATGCAACGTGGTGGGCGTCTGGCTGATGAAGTCAATCGCCGTATTGAGGAAGAGTTTGATCGCTGGACGAGCGCTAAACGTTGCCATTGCGGCGGCAAGTTGAGCTGGTATGACATTCAGCGCCTCTGTATTACGTCAATGTTGGAGTCAGGCGAGGTGTTCATTCGCCTTGTTAAGCAGTCTTTTGGTGGAAGCAGGGTGCCGCTGGGGCTGGAAATCATTGAATCTGACCTGCTCGACGATGATTACAACGACATCGCCCCGAACGGCAACGAGATTCGGATGGGGGTGGAGATTGACAAATGGGGGCGCCCTGTTGCCTATCACTTCTTTGATTATCATCCCGGCGATTATCAGTTCAGCTACGCGCAAAAGCTGGCACGCAAGCGCGTTCGCATTCCGGCTGAAGATGTTATTCATCTATACGGCATCGAACGTCCGGGACAAACACGCGGTGTAAGTGCATTTGCGTCAGCGATCATGCGCCTGCGTAATTTGTCTGGATACGAAGAAGCAGAGATCGTGGCTGCCCGTGCAAGCAGCAGCATGATGGCATTCGTCAAGACTCCAGATCAAGAGTTGTTTGAAGATGGCACTTTTGATCAAGAGTCTGTCCTCGACTTTTCACCAGGCAGCATTCGGAGATTGGCACCCGGCGAAGAAATGCAGTTCTTCACGCCCAATCGCCCTGATGATGCTTTTACCCCTTTTGTGCAGCAGATGCTTCGTGCTGTGGCTGCTGGGGTTGGCTGTAGTTATACGCAAGTCAGCAGCGATTTTTCGCAAAGCAACTACAGCTCTTCACGTCTTGAACTGCTTGAAACTCGCACGCATTACAAAACGCTGCAGCAGTATTTGATTGAGTCGTTGTGTGAGGAAGTGTATGAAAAGTGGCTTGAGATGGCAGTATTGGCTGGCGCCCTTGATCTACCTTCGTTTGATAGTAATCCCGAACGCTATGAGGAGGCGAAATGGATTGCACCTGCTGCTCAATTTGTTGACCCGCAGAAAGAAGCAGCAGCGTATAAAGAGCTGATTCGCAGCGGCATCATGACGCTATCGCAGGTGATAGCACTGCATGGCGGTGACTTTGAGGATCAGATGCGTCAACGTCAGCATGAATTAGCCATCGCTGATGAGCTTGGCATCATTCTTGATACTGATCCTTCCGCTGTGTCCAATAATGGTGTTACACAACCCACTCCCGTCCCATCGACTGAACATCCTGAACAGCATGGTGAGGAACCTGAACTGGAGGACATCGACTAATGGCCAAGGTTGGTGACAAAACGATTGATTTGATGCCTACTGAAGGCATGCGTGCTGAAGCGCGGCGTTATCGCGAATGGAAGAAGGATGGGCGCCCCGGTGGTACTGATGACGCTGCGACGAGGGCAAGCCAAATCCTTTCGGGTGATGAATTGAGTCCTGACACTGTCATCACAATGTCGGCATGGTTTGCACGGCATGAAGTTGACAAGAAGGGGAAAGGGTTCCGTCCTGATGGAGATGACTATCCCTCGCCGGGTCGCGTAGCATGGGCAGCATGGGGAGGCGATTCTGGTCAATCGTGGAGCAACATGAAAGCCAAAGCCATCAAAAAAGCACGCGAGCGTTCAATGGAAACGATCACTGAAGAGCGTCCTTATCCCAATGAGCATGCTGCTCGACTGAAGGATCCGGGTCAATACGACCGCATTCGCCGTGTCAATGATGAATTTGGCGCGGGCATTGATGCTGTTTATGGCGTCAAAGACGAGACGGCTGAATTGCAAGCGATTCGTTTTGATGCTGATCGTTTTACGCCTGCCGAGGCTCGTGAATGGTTGAGCGATCACGATTACGACCCGATTGAGTTTGAAGAGGCGACAGGCGAACGCGCTGAAGTGCAGATTGAAGAGCGTGCCGAGGCTGATGCATTAAAGGTTGGTGATTTTGTCAGTTGGAACACCTCTGGCGGTCGTGCTCGTGGCAAGATCAGTAAAGTTGTTCGCGATGGTGAAATTGATGTTCCCAACAGCGAATTCGTGATCAAAGGTACGCCTGATGATCCCGCTGCGTTGATCAATGTGTATCGCGATGGCGAAGAAACTGACATTCAGGTGGGGCATAAATTTAGCGCCCTGACCAAGATTGCAGCAATTCGCATGTTCGAGGGCGAAACGCTCAAGCGCTCACTGAGTACTGAATTTCGTGCAGATGCACAAGATCGCACTCTTGAATTTCCGTTTGCCAGTGAAGCGCCAGTTGAGCGTTATTACGGCATGGAGATTCTCAACATGGATGAAAAATCCATGGATCTCAGCCGCTTGAATGATGGTGCGCCACTGTTGTATCAGCATGATGCTGATCGCATTGTTGGCGTTGTACAGCGTGCTTACATCAAAAACAAGCGTGCTTACGCCAAGGTCAAGCTTGCGAATAACGAACTTGGCCGCGAAATGCAGGAGCTGATCAAGGATAGAATCATCCGTAACGTCAGCTTCGGCTACAGAATCAATGCCATGGAAGCCGATGAGTCCACCTCACCAGTGACTTATCGAGCTACCAATTACCAACCGTTTGAGATTAGCTTGGTCACCGTGCCTGCTGACCAAACGGTAGGCATTGGCCGCGCTTTCTCTCATAATGAAAGCACGGAAACGGCCTCAGCCGTACCCACCCAAACCATCGGAGTTACAACCGTGGATCAAACCCTCAATCTTGAGGCTATCCGCGCTGAGGCCGCTCAGGCCAAGGCTAAGGAAATGGCCGACATGATCGCTCTTGGTCAACGCACCAAGAATATTGAAATGGCTCAAGAGTTTATTGCTAACTCCCGCAGCCTCGAAGAACTTCGCTCTGCCCTTCTGGAGAAGATGGGTGTTGAGGAGAAGCCCATCAGCGCCAAAGATGCTGAGATCGGTATGACCGAAAAAGAGAAGCGCAACTTCTCGTTCGTTCGTGCCATCAATGCTCTTGCTCATCCCAACGATCAGAAAGCTCAGCGTGCTGCTGCTTTTGAATTCGAGGTGAGCCGTGCTGCTGCTGAGCAAAGTGGCAAAGAAGCTCGTGGCATCATCGTTCCTGCTGATGTGCTGGGTTATGGCCGTCGCGACCTGACCGTTGGTTCTGCCTCCGGTGGTGGCGATCTGGTTGCTACCGAACTGATGAGCGAGAGCTTCATCGACCTGCTCCGTAAGGCGCTGGTGCTGCAAACTGCTGGCGCCAACGTGATGACCGGTCTGCAGGGCATGGTTGCTATCCCCCGTCAATCGGGTGGCGCTACCACCTACCACGTTGCTGAATCCGGTGCCATCACCGAATCGCAGCTCACCGTGGACCAGGTGACCATGCAGCCCCGCACCATTGGTGCCCTGACCGACTACAGCCGTCGTCTGCTGCTTCAGTCCAGCATCGACATTGAGAACCTGATCCGTCGTGATCTCGCTCAGCAAATCGCTATCGAGGTTGAGAATCAGGCCATCAACGGCACCGGCACCGGTTCCTATCCGCTGGGCTTCCTGAACGTGACCGGCATCAACACCGAGTCGGGTTACACCACGTTCGCTGACTACGTGAACGCTGAAGCCGCCCTGAGCACCGACAATGCTCTGATGGGCAACCTTGGTTATCTGATGAACTCCGCTCTGCGCGGCACTCTGAAGACCACCGAGAAAGCCGCTGGCACTAACGGCATCTTCGTTTACGAAGCCGATAACACCATCAACGGTTATTCGGCTTATGTGTCCAACTCCATGCCGAACAACACTGCGGTGTTCGCTAACTTCAGCGACATCATGATCGGCTTCTGGAGCGGTCTGGACATCATGGTTGATCCTTACACCGGTTCCGCTTCCGGCACCGTGCGTGTGGTCGCCATGCAGGACTATGACGTGGCTATCCGTCATCCTGAGTCCATCTGCAAGATCTCCTGATGACATTGGAGCAGGGTATGCGCATTCAGATGCTTCGCAAAACCATCGTTGACCTCCAGCAGGTTGAAGTTGGTGACATTGTGGAAACCGATCACAAATCAGCTTTGCTGTTGATCGGCATCAAGAAAGCGATCCCTGCTCCTATTCCTCAGGAAGTTGTTGTTACGGCTGAGCCTGAAATTCAGGTTGTGGTCGAATCTGCACCCATCAAACCCGCTCCCAAACGGAGAAAGACCAATGATCCACAATCTCGGGTCTAAGACCTACATTGCCAGCCTTCTTCCGGCTGACTCTCGCACTGCAACCGCTACCGGCACTGGTTTCGATCTGCAAGGTTCGAGCGATGCCGAAGGCGAAGCCATCGTGATCCTTGATTGCGAAGCTGGCAGTGGCACCACTCCTACCCTGAATGTCAAACTTCAGGATTCTGCTGATAACTCTGCCTGGGCAGATGTGACCGGCAAGGTCTTTACCGAAGTAACCGGCTCTGCCGCTGCTTTCGAGAAGATCAGCATCAACACCAACGATGTGCGCCGTTATGTGCGTGCTGTTGGTACTCAGGCTGGCACCAGTCCTGTGTTTGTGTACGGCGTCTCGCTGGTTTACAGCAAGAAGTACGGCAACTGATCCTGATGGCGATCCAAGATACGCTGGCATTTTTGAACGTTGACGAGTTTGGCATTGCCTGCTCGATTGGCGCTTCAAGTTTTGTTGGCATCTTGGATTCGCCTGTGGAGGTGTTGGCGGGTGGCATGGCATTGAGTCGGGAGTATTTGCTTTACGCAAAAACATCTGATGTCAGTGCTGTCACCCGTGGCACTTCTATTACTGTTGGCGGCGCCTCCTATACCGTCAGGGAGAATCGCGCTATTGATGACGGACTTTTTTCTGAGTTGTTGTTGAGCAAAGTCTGATGGCACGCGTAATTGGTCTCAGCGGTGAACTGCAAAACAACATTCATTCATTTGACACTGTTACCACGGTTAGCGCTACTGATGCCGTGGAAGTGCAGGCAACGCTTTTTACGTTTCAACATGTTGTCACAGGCGGCAACGTGACCTTCAAAGAGCAGGGAAGCCTTGACGGCACGAATTGGTATGACCTGTCTAACGCGAAGACCAAAGGTAGTGGAACTTTCTGCGATCATTACGACGGCATCATGGCGCGTTATATCCGCATGAATGTCACAGCAATTGATAGCGGTGAGACAATTACTACCACGCTGGCTTGCACCTAATGGCTGACACACGTCGTGAATTGATCCTTGCGCAGATTGCAAGTAATCTCAGCAGCGTGGCTGGTGCAACGGTTTATCGCAGCCGTGTTGAGCCATTGGCACGCGGTGAATCACCTGCGGTCATTGTTGAGCCGGTCAACGATCAACCCTCTGAGGTGTTCAGCAGCAAGTTGCAATGGATGCTGAGGGTGCGCGTCAGCGTGATTGTTCGCGCCAACGTGCCTGACGACGATTCAGATACCTATACGCAGCAAGTGCACAAAAAAATCATGGATGACCCAACGTGCAATGGGTACGCCTTAGACATTGACCCTGATCGCGTGGATTTCAATCTGTATGAAGCCGATGTTCCGTTGGGTGTGATTAGTATGGATTACATGGTCAAATACCGTTCTGGTAGGACTGACCTAACTGTTGCAGGTTGAACTCATGGCTAAGGCGAAGACCCCAAAGCCTGTTCCGAATCCCGGCGTCGGGGGCACATACCTCTTTGACGTTGTGACCGGAGAGCTTAAACTGTTGACAGAAACTGATCTCTCTGGGGACCAAAACGATGGCCAAGCTTTATCGGAAGCGGACCGTCCTTGTTCAGACTGAGTCAACCTACGGTACGGACCCCACTCCGACTGGAAGTGACGCCGTTCAAGTACGGAATCTTGAAATCACTCCTGTGGAGTCCGAGGTTCTTACTCGTGACTTGATTCGTCCGTACCTGGGCAACTCTCCTCAGCTCATCGCTAACACTCGTGTTGCAGTGACGTTTGAGGTTGAGTATTCCGGTTCTGGCACTGCTGGCACGGCTCCTCGTTATGGTCGCCTGCTCAAGGCTTGCGGCTTCAGCGAAATCGTGGTTGCTGCCACCAGCGTGACCTACGCTCCTGTAAGCGCCAGCTTCAGTTCCTGCACGATTTATTATTCCACTGATGGAGTTCGTCACAAGGTGACCGGCTGCCGTGGAACTTTTACGCTTAGCTTGACCGCCAACCAAATTCCGATCATCAATTTCACGATGACCGGTCAATACAATGCTCCAACTGATACAGCCGATCCGGTTGTGACTTTCGGCAATCAAGCCGCTCCTCAGATCTTCAACGACACCAACACCACTTCATTCAGCTTGTTTGGGGTGGCAACCATTCCACTGCAAAGCTGTGAATTGGACGTGGGCAACGAGGTGGTTTATCGAGAGCTGGTCAACAGCAGCAAAGAAGTCAGCATTGTGAACCGTACCGGTAGCGGCACGCTGGTAACCGAAATGGTGACCCTGGCAACGAAAGACTTCTTTGCTGATGCAGTGGCTGGCACAACCGGTGCGTTTAGCATCGCTCATGGCACCACGGCAGGAAACATCATCACGCTTGCTACGGCGGCTGGTGGTGTGAGTCTCGGTGGACCCACCTACTCAGAAGACGCCGGTGTTGTTATGCTGAACCTGCCGTATACCCTTGTACCCACATCCTCGGGTAACGACGAATTCACGCTGGTTTACACCTGATTCTTATGGCATTCGTCCTCAAGAAGATCGCATCATACAAGTGGCCTGTCACGGTAGAAACACCTATTGATGGCGGAAAGTTTCAAAAACAAACGTTCGATGCGATCTTCAAAAAGATGAGTCGCTCTGAATTCAACAATCTGGTCGAGAAGGGTGACGATGCTCTTGTTGACCAGATTCTTGAAGGATGGGAAGGAATTACTGATGAGTCAGGCAAAGAGCTGCCTTTTACTCAAAAAACCAAAAAAGAGTTGGCAGACGACCCCTATGTCATGCGTGCTTTGATTAGCGCATACGCTGACAGCATTGTCGGGGCGCAACAAAAAAACTAAGAGACGCTGCTCGTCATTGGTTAGGGGCGAGTGGCGAAGACGAGGAAACCGAAGATGACTTGGTTACCTTGGGTCTTATGCCTGAGGCAATTCAGGATTTGCGTGCTCAGCGAAAGCTTAGAGATTTTGTTGTTTGGGACGAGAACTGGGAGATAGTGACTACTTTTTTGCGTTTGCAGACTCAATGGATTGTTGGTTTTTCTGGTGCTACAGGCTTGAACTACCCGAGTCTGGAGTACCTCTGTAGACTGTATTCAGTCAAGGATCCTGTGACCGTCTTCGAGGGCGTGCAAGTCATGGAAGCGGCTGCTTTGACGATTATGCATGAGCAAAAGTCATGAGCCAGACCACAGACCTTATATTCAGAATTCGGCAGCAGGGTGGTGAGCAGCTTACCCGTTTGCAGAGCAGCCTGAAAAATCTGGGACAACAGGCCACGGCTACAAATGTAAATTTCAGCAAAATATCTTCTGAATTACGGGCAGTTCAGGCAGCCTCTACGCAAAGCGTTAACAACTTGCGTGGCTATGCAAATGCCTGGAGAGAGATTGCTAATAGCGTCAAGATTGGCAGTCAACAATTTAAAGAAGCCAATGCTGAGGCGGCGAGATTGGAAGCGCAACTCAAAAAAACCAGTGCTGGTGGTGGTGGAAGGTTGCGTGGTTTTGCGCAAACCGCTGGCACTATTGCAGGCGCTGGGGTTTTTGGGGGTCCCGAAGGTGCCTTGGGTGCAACGATTGGATCCGTAGGGGGAGTGCCCGGCGCAATTGCTGGCGGAGCTATTGGTGCGCAGGTTGGTCAATTCCGTCAATTGCTTGGATCTACTGCTCAATACAGCGCAGAATTAAGCAAATTGAAAATTGCGCTTGAAGGCGTTGCTGGTAGTCAACAAGAATATGCACAAGCTGTACGCATTGCGGATCAAGCCACAAGGCAATTGAATGTTCCGCAAGAGGTTGCAATTCAAGGCATGACACGATTAACCGCCGCCGTTAAAGGCGCTGGCGGAGAAGTTGCTGATGCAGGTCTTGTTTTTACCAACATCACCAAAGCAATTAAAGGTACTGGTGGCAGCGCAGAAGACGTTCAAGGCGCTATTACCGCAATGGTGCAAGTGTTTTCCAAAGGCAAGGTAAGCGCTGAGGAGTTGTCAGGTCAACTTGGGGAGCGTTTGCCTGGCGCAGTAACTCTTTTTGCAAAAGCAAATAAATTGACGTTGCCTGAACTCCAAAAAGGATTGAAAGATGGCGCAATTGGCTTGAACGAGTTGATGCGATTCATTGAATTGCTTGGCACTCGTTACGGCATGACTGCCTTAAAAATTGCAGCATCTAGTGAAGATGCAGGCGCAAGATTGCGAGTTTCATTTAATGATATGCGGCTTGCAATTGGATCTAGCTTGCAACCTGTTGGCGCACAATTTCAAGCTGCTTTTGCAAGCTTCATTAAAGAGATAGCGCCATCCGTAATTTCCGCGACTCAGGCATTAGCAACTGCTTTGAAATTTTTAATTGAAAACGCTCGCAGTATTGCCGAAATCGCAAAATTTGCAGCAACTTTTGCGACTGTAACTATTGCAATGAATGCGGCGGCAAATGCGACAAAAGCATTTATTGCGCTGCAGGGTGCCTTCTCAATCGCATTAGCGGCAATGAGTTCTGGGCTGGGAAACACTAGCGCTAAAGCGATTGCAGCACAAGCACGTATTACAGCTCTTTCTGGAACGGTGAAAGCATTTGCGGCGTCAATTGCGGCTCCTTTAGTCGTAACAGTAGCAATTGTTGGCGCTCAATTAGTAATCAATTGGTTTCAAAAAATTAAAAAAGCGCAAGATGATTTGGTCAAGTCGCGCAAAGAATTGACTGGTCAAGATTGGCTCAAAAGCATTGGCGGCAACGCCTTGACACGCGGACAACTTACACAAGCTGCAAATGATGTCGGCAAAGCGTATGAATACTGGGCTGATTCTTCTAAAAAATTAAAGCGAGACCTAGACAAATTAGAGGCAGATGCGCCTAAGCAATTGGGTGGCGCTGCTGTTCGTGCTGCGGCGCAAATAAAAACTGTTAAAGCCGAATTGGCTTTGGCGGAGCAAAAAACAAGAGTCTTGGAAGGTCGTTACAAAGCGGCTATTGGACGCCTCCCTTCAGCCCGGTTAGCTCAAGTTACCGATTTTGGTGTTCCAACAAGCGATAAGGCCGACGGTGAAAGTGGCAACGCTACCCAAAAAGCAAAAGAACCGCAGGACGTCGCGGAAAAAGTCTTGTCTTTTGAGCGCCAGATTATTGCGGCAAAAGCAACAGGCAATAATTTGCTGGCCGCACAATTGCAATTTGAAAAAGATCGTTTTGAAATTGGCGAACAACGCAATAAAAATGAAATCACAGCAAATAAAGCATCATCTTTACTTTTGATTGCTGGCGAGCGACTGGGCGAGGCAGCATTGAATCGTGACAGGGAAATTGTGCAAGAAAAAGAAAAGCAAGCGCAATTCGGCAATCAAGTTCAAAGACAAATTGAAGACGCAAATTTTGCGGCAGGCCGGCTGACAAAAGAAGAAAAAACTCGTCTTGATATTGCTAGGCAAATTGAAGAGGTAAGAAGAGCTGGCAGGGTTGCCAAGGTGCCAGAAGATCAACTTGAAGCGCAAATCAACAGATTAAGAGATGCTCTAGAAGCAGCGCAAAATCAAAGCAAAGGTTTTGGCAAAACGCTGGCTGAATCATTTGGCGCTGGAATCAAATCCATGGGCGATTTGGCAAACAATTTGGGTCAAGGATTTGCAAATATTTTCAGTGGAATGGCTGATCGGTTGGCCGAATTTGTAACCACAGGCAAGGCTAATTTTGCGGATTTTGCCCGTTCTGTTTTAGCTGATCTCAGCAAAATTTTTATACGCTTTGCATTGTTTGAGGCACTGAAAGCAATTCTTCCCGGCGGAATATCAAAAAGCATTTTTGGCTTTGCCGGTGGCGGAATTATGACTGAACGAGGTCCACTTGACTTGAGGCGTTACGCCAGCGGTGGTATTGCGACAAGCCCGCAACTTGCAGTCTTTGGCGAAGGCAGTCGCCCTGAAGCCTATGTACCGCTGCCAGATGGCCGTACAATTCCTGTCACAATCAAAGGTGGATCAACGGGTTCTACCAACAATGTTGTTGTAAATGTAGATGCCAAGGGTACTCAAGCCAGTGGAGACGAGGGTCAGGCGAAAGCGCTTGGCTCTGCAATCAGCATTGCTGTTCAAGCCGAGATCGTTAAACAACAACGACCCGGCGGTATTCTTGCCGGTACACGCTAATGGCTACTTTTACTTACGTTCCTGATTTCAACGCCAGTGAATCGCAGCGCCCCACTGTACGTACTGTGCGATTTGGTGATGGTTATGAACAGCGCTTGGCGTTTGGATTAAATACTCAACCTTCTGAATGGAGCGTTACCTTTGCTAATCGAACAGATGCCGAACGCGATGACATCACCGATTTTTTAGAAGCGCGTGGTGGTGTTGAGTCATTCGATTGGACGCCTCCATACGGATCTGCTGCCAAATGGGTTTGCAGTGAATGGTCTGTGACAATGGTTGCAGCCAACATCAACTCAGTGCAGGCTACGTTCAGACAGGTATTTGAACCCTGATGGCCTACTCCGCCTGGGTCGCAGCCACTGCTTACGCCGTCGGTGACGTTGTACGGGCAACGTCCGTACAGGCCAGCGGTCTTGTTTTTCGTTGCACGGTCGCAGGCACCAGCGCTGGCACTCAACCCAACTGGCCGACTGACATTGGCAGCACCGTCACTGATAACACGGTCACATGGCACGCCATCAGCAGCGTCTACGAAGAACTTGCTGCCCTGGCACCCAACGCCATCATCGAGCTATTTCAGCTTGAACTGATCGCCGCCATCCACGGCACCAGCGACATCTACTACTTCCACGCTGGTGCAAATGCCAACGTAACCGGCAATATCGTCTGGAATGGCAACCAATATATCAGATTGCCAATTCAGGCCGAAGGCTTCGATTATTCCAGCGGTGGCACGCTGCCCAGACCAACGCTGAGTGTTGCCAACCTTGGCGGTGAGATCAGCGCCTTGCTGCTCCAGGCCAATGCGATCACGCCTGGCAATGACTTGGGTGGTGCAAAGGTAACGCGCATCCGCACGTTGAAAAAGTTTCTTGATGGTGAAGCCACGGCTGATGTTCACGCCAAGTTTCCCGACGAGATCTGGTATGTGGACCGCAAATCCGCCGAAACCCGCGACGTGGTGCAGTGGGAGCTGGCCAGTAAGTTTGACATGGCTGGCATGATGCTGCCCAAGCGTCAAATCATCGCCAATATCTGTCAGT